AAAATAACATCTTTTTCAGAATTAATTATATTATTTAACTTTTGCATTGTTTTAAAATATTCTAAATGATTTTTAGCATTTATAAGGAAATCAACTATAATATTTCTTCCTGGATACTTGCTTTCTGTTATATATTCTCCATCTCTACCACTGATAGAAATTGAATGAATATTTCTTACAAAAAGTCCTCTTCCTTTAACATCAAGTGTAGTATAGTTTTCTATTGTATCATCAAGATTTGTTTCATTAAAAATTAATTTATATTCCATTTTTTCTCCTAATAAGCTAAATCAAGTTCAATCTTTTCATCTTGAATTTTTGTTATATCTTCAACAAAAGTTTTAAAAGTTTTATTTCCTAAGTGTAATACTAATTCAATAGGAGTTTTGCTTTCTTTGGCTTTATAATTAGAAATTAAGTTACTTTCTCCATTAATAGTATCAAACATACCCTTAGGATTATTATTAACTATATTATGGCTTAATTCACTTGTAAAGCTCTTTTGAGTTTCATTAGATAGTTCCTCCATAGCACTTGTTACTGGCTTTATATTATCTTTAATACCTTCAGCAAGTCCTAAGTCTAAGAACTCCCCTATTTCTGCAAAAAGTCTTGATGGAGAGTGAATACCAAAGAATGCTTTAATTTTTGAAACAACATTCTTACAAGCATCTACCGCTGACTTTATAACATTCCCAACTGCTCCTGCAATACCTTTTGCAAGTCCCATTAGAAGTTGACCCCCCATTGAAACAAATTGCGAAACAAATTTTCCTATTGAAGATAGAATTTGTAGAATTATTGAAGGTATTTTTGCAATTACTTCTGGTGCTTTTTGAACTATACCTACAAGCAATTTACCAATTAATTCAATACCTTTTTGTAAGAATTGAGGTAAATATTCCCCTATTTTTCTAATTAGAGCTAATAACAAGTTAGTAAGAGTTGATATAATCTGTGGAAGATTATTCCAAATTCCAAGTGCCATTTTGCCAATAATTTCAAAGCCTTTTTGCAAAAATTCTGGAAATTTTTCTAGTATTGTTTTTAATAATTTATCTAAAACATCAACTATGCTCTTTGTTATTGCTGGCATATTATTGAAAATACCTTGAGCCATATTCTTAATTAAATCATATCCTGCTTGTAATAATTGAGGTATAGCATCCATAGCCACAATCATTATACTATTTATAATCTCTCCCATACCAGTAATTACATCTGGAATTGCAGTTAAAAGACCATTTACTAATTCAGTTATCAATTGAACACCAGTTTCTAAAAACTGTGGTAAGTAATCTGTTAAAAGTACATTTATCATTTCACTAAAATTAGCCCAAAATCCTTCCATACCAAAATCAAAACCACTAATTAATGAATTAACCATATTTGTTCCCATTTGAACAAATTGTGGTAAAGCTACTTGAATAAAAGTTATTAAAAGCCCTGGTAATTGTGCTAAAATGTTTCCTATCATTGGAAATAAGTTTCCAAATAGAAAAGTACTAACAGTACTTGCTAAACCTTCTAAAGCAGGTCTTAAACCTTCCCCTAAAGCTAAAGCTCCTAGAACATCTTGAAAAGCTGCTTTCATAGCATTAAAAGAACCACTAAGAGTTGTTGATGCTTCTTTTGCAGTTGTTCCTGTGATGTCTAATTCGCCTTGTATAACGTGAATTGCCTCATAAACATCATTTAAGTTGTTTATATCATACTTAACACCAGTTATCTTTTGTGCATCTTTAAGAAGACGTTCCATCTCCTTTTTAGTTCCACCATAACCAAGTTTCAAGTTATCAAGCATTGTATAATTTTGTTTAGCGAAACCTTGATAAGCATTTTGGATAGCTTCCATTGAAGTACCCATCTTGTTGCTGTTGTCTGCCATATCTATCATAGCCATATTTGCGGTTTCAGCAGCTTTTTTTGTGTCTCCACCTAGAGATTGTAAAAGACTAGCTGAAAAACCTGTTACATTTTCCATATAAGCATTAGCAGATAATCCAGTTGATCTATAAGCTTCTTTTGCATAACCTTTTACTTTGTCCGCATTATCTTTGAAAAGTGTTTCAATACCACCTAATGATTGTTGAAGTTTTCCACCTTCTTGAAGTGTAGATAATAGAGCTTTACCAATTCCTGCTGCAATAAAAACTTTCTTAAGAGTTGAGACTATACTTGACCCCGCACTTTGTCCAGCTTTTGCCGATTCACCTTCAAGTTGTCCACTAATTGCTCCTTCAAGCCCCTTAGCAGAGGGAACTATTTGGACATAAGCCTTACCAATATCACTCATCAATATCACACTCCTTTTCTTCTATATTTTTTAAAATTCTTTCTTTTGCTTTTATAAAATCCTCACTAGAATTAAAACTATTTACTTGCTCTTTCTCTTTATCTAAAATATCTAATAGCATTTTAGGTTTATTTCTTCCCTTTTGTGCATCTTTGGTATTTGCATATACTAAAAGAGTTAATCTATCATAGATACCAGCTAGTAAATAGTTCTTTATTTCCAATTTAGCTTTAAAGACTTTCATTTTTAATCTTGAGTTATCCCTTAACCCCATAACTAAACAAGCTACCATTGTTAGTGGTAGCTTTGTATAGTCTAATATATTATAGGTTTCAGCAAGATCACAAATTATTAAATCTTCATTTTCTTTTATAACTCCAGCAAGGAATACTAGTTTTTTGTTTTTTGATTGCTTTTTAAAATTTCTTCTAAAATTTTACTCATCTTTTCAGTAGAAGCATAGCCGTCTCTTTTCTTTAAAAATTCTATTAAGTTTTCTTTTTGTTTTTTTCCTAAAAGTTTTTCATAAACTTTAGGAACCAAAAGAGGATTAGAATCAACATCAGTCATTAATTCTAATAGCTCATAATCATCTAAAGCCTTATCTGAAATTTCAAATTTAAAGCCAGATTTAGTAATTCCCTTAATCATTTTAAGCTCCTTTTACAATATATTCATAATGAGTTACACCATCACTATCAGGTAAAGCTTGAATTGTTACTTCATAACCAATAGCATCTTCATCAGAATAATTGATTTCTCCAATTTCTGTTATAACACCATTAGGAATAACAACTCTCTTTAAAATTCCACCTTTTAAAATCATTTCAATTACTACAACGTGAGCTTGTGCAGATTCACTTGTTGCTTTTACAGTAATTCCAGTATCTAAAGTACCAATTACATTTTTTGCCCCATAAATTTCTTTTAATACTTCAATATTTAAAGATTCTATTAATTTATAACTAAAAGTATCTGCTTTTTCTGTTTGAGTAGTTAAAACTACATCACCACCCCAAGCTTTTATTTTATCAGTTTCAGGACTATTTTCATTACTTAATCCATCTTCTGAGATATAACCTAAATTTTTAAAAGCAGTATTTAAAACTGTTTTAGCATCAACTGGTAAAGCTGTTTTTAATGGTGCAACACTAACCGCTCCGCCTACTTTAGGTTTGCCATAAGTTACGTTATTAACTTCTGCCATATTTCTTCCTCCTATTAATAATGTTTTATTTCAAATACAGCTTGATATCTGTATCGTTTAGTTTCTTCATCAGTAAAATTATAATCACTATTTAACTTTACTGATGCTATTTCGTTTAAATTTATCAGTTTTTCAACCACTTCTTTTAACTTTTCATTTAATTCACAAGCTTTATATAATGTATTTCCATAACTTTGAAAAGCAAAGGTTGTTGATTTTAAATGATTATTTTTCGAACTTGAAGTTTTTTCAAAAATTACAAAACTTTCAGACTCATTTTCTTGATGTTCTAAAAAAACATCAACTTTTAAATTATTTTTTAAAAATTCTCTTATTACTATTTCAATCATATTATCTAACCGCTTTTAATAATGTGTTATTCTTATAGTTGTCTCTTTTAGCTTTTCTTGTCTTAGCTCCAACAGAAGCATTTGCTCTTGTTTTCCCAATGTATATGTCTGTCTCATACCCGGAACCACACCTTGCAGCAATTGCTTTTGCTTTTTCACTTAACACTGATTGCATTGGAGTTGACTTCATGAGTTCACTAACTCCTTGCCTATTAATCTTAAAATTTTTAAGCATATCGTTCCACCATAACTTTCTTATGCCAACTTAAAGGAATCATATCTTCTATTCCTTCTATAACTCCCCCAAAAACTTTATATTTCTTATTAAAAAATATAACTTCTTGATTTTCCCAGATATTTTCATCTCCCTTTGGGATTGCAAGAGTGTATTCTATTTTTTTTCCATATAAACTCAAAGAGTTTGTTATATCTTCTGTAGTTGGCTGACCTATAAGCACATTATCAACTTTTATTTCTTTGTCTGCAAAAATTGAATTTCCAAAAGGATCTTCTCCTACTTTTATTTTGTTAATCAAAATGATTGTTTTACCTTTTAACCTACTCATAGAAATTAATCACTCCATATCTTTGCTTTTTAAGCCCAAGTCTTGATAATTCACTATTTTTTATAAACAGTCCTCCACCCGGATTTAAAAAAGTTCCACTGAATGAATAACCTAAAGCACTTTCAGAAGTTTGAACCATTGGTTCATTCTCCGTGCTAGTAAGTAGTGTCCTGGATATAATATCAACAACAACAGATTTTAAAACATTAGAAAAAGAGTTATCCTCTGCAAGTTTATCAAGGTCTTCCCCAACCTTTTTTGCTTCAACTCTTAAACTATCAGATACTACTGGTAGTAATGCTGTTGCTCTTTTTATTTCTTCTTTGTTCAATTCTCTAAACAGACTAATTATATCTTCAATAGTTGCAAAATTACTCATTTTTGCCACCTACTTTTTCTTTGATTTTTTTCCTTTTTTGGATTCTTCTGTTTCTTCTGTAGTTTCTTCCTCTTCTTCGACTTCTACTTCTTCAGTACTAGTTTCTTCTACTTCTTTCCAATCTTCTCCTGAAATTAGACAAGGACTATCAATGATAGCCCCTGTTATGATATTTTTATAAATCATATTATGCCTCCACAATTCTTGCAAAAGATTTAGCATCTAAAATTGCCCAACCAATATAAGCTTCTGCTCTTAAGTATACTTGATTATATCCTTTTAAGTCTTTTCCAGAGTTATCAGGATCACCATATTCAATCACTTGAAGAGGTACTTCTTTTGCATAACCCCATTTAAACATATTAGCAAAGTCTCCTACTATAGCTTTTTCTTTGCTATCAACACCTTCTGATACTGTTGTATTAATATCAACTGGTAATCCATTTATTGAACCAGGATTTGCTCCCCAAGCTAATTCAGGATATTGTCTAACACCATTTACTTTAAGTTTTGCTAATTCTGAAGAAACAACTGGAGACATTGCCATACCTGTTACAACTCCATTAGAACCTTGAACAAGTCCTACTGCTGCTTCAATATTTTCTTCAACTTGTGCTTTAACAAAAGTTACTTTTTGTGAAACTAAATTGTCAAAATGATTAGTTCCAATTACTGTTGAAGCTTGTTTTGTTCTTGGATTTACTCCATGCATTGCCATAATATCAAGTCCTCTAGCAACTTTCTTTGCGAAACCTTCATTAAATGCTTTTAATATATTAATTTTTTCTTCATCTGCTGCATATAAAAATTCATCAGAAATTCTTGCTCCATATTCGATTTTTATCGGACTAATAATAACTGGTTCAACAGTTATTCCTCCTTCAGTTTTTTTCCCGTTTTCTGCAACAACATCTACATCCTTGTCTAATGTAAATGTGAATTCTTTACTTCCGTTGAATGATACCGGTACTTGTTTTGCTAAAACTGCAAGTGAAGATTTTCCTTGCACTTTGTTTACTAAGTCTGATACTAATTCAGGGTCAAATAATGTTCCTTTTGATAATACTGCCATAATTTTATTCTCCTTTTAATCCTTTTAAAATATTTTGATATGCCACATCTTCTCCACTAGTTTTCTTTTCTGTATTTTTAAGTGGTGGTGGCGGTGTTTGTGATTTGAAAAAGTCTGATAAACTTTGTGCATCTGCCTTTATACTTTCTTCATCATCTCCTGAAATTCTGCCGGCTAAATTATAAGGTATACCATTTTCAAGAGCATACTTTATTTTAAGAGATGATAAATCATGTGCTTTGACTTTTCCTGTCAATTCTTCAATTTGCTTTTCAAGTTCTGTTTTACTTGATGTTGAACTTTCTAAACTTTTCTTAAGTTCTGTCAATTCTTTTTCTAAATCAACATTTTTGTTTTTAACTTCACTATAATCAGTAAACTGCTTTAAAATTGATTCTTTTTGTCTAGCAAGTCTTTCTTTTATAGCTTCATCAAATTCTTCTTGTGTAGTGATTGCTTTAAATTCACTCATTCTTTTTCCTCCTATTTGTCCAGTTTGATTCTGTATTTTTATATTAAAAAAGACACCTTTTAAAGTGTC